GATCATCTTATTAATTATCCACATTTAATCGTTTTACAATGTTCCTACGGCTTGCTATAATACAGGTAATCGGCACTTCGAATGTTACTGGAATTGCTTGAGTAGCACTCAGAAAGAAAGAGTCTGGCGTATGTAGGTGTTGACAGAATCAAAGGGATTGTCATGGATAGGGGATAATTCAGTTGGCTAGGACTCGCCGGTCCAAACCCGAACCAAATCCTACCAATTCCAGTGACGTGCTGATTATCAAATTTAAATTATGACTATAAAGAAAAAACTAACTGAACAGGAAAGAGAGGCATATGCTCTCGTTGGGAGGCATGGTGGTAGAGCAACTTTTAAAAAAAGGGGTAAAGAATACATGAGCAAAATTGGAAAGAAAGGTGCCGAGAAAAGATGGGCGAATAGAGATAAATAACAAATTATTAATAATTTATTTTATGTCAAAACCAGAACAAAAAGAGGAAAAGAAACTACCTAACGGTTTGCCTGAAAATGAAGCAGACCTTCAAGAAAGACAAGACAATTTTAATAAAGAGCTTATTCCTTTACTTGCTAAATATGAGCTTGGTTTATTGGCTATGCCTAAGATTTTACCTGACGGCAGAGTAATGGCTGACTCGTTGATAATTAGTGTAAGAGAACAGATGAAGGAAGAAGAAGCAAAAATTGAAAATGGTGAGCAACCTGTTGCCGCCGAAGGTTTAACTAATCCAGACGCTTAAGTATGGATTTTTTATTGGGTACAATTACTGGTTTAGTAATAGCAGCACTTATTTTTGCTATATTAGCTTTTTTCAGAGCTGGTATAGAAAAGCGTGTTAAAATAATAGAAACTAGACTGGGAAGCGCCGGACCAAAAATTAAAGGCGCTATCTATATGCCTGAAAGCGATGCAGAAATGTCTCGTAAGGAAATTATAGAAAGGAACAGGAAAGAGGGAAGGGATACGCCAATTGATGAGTTGAGAAATTAATTAATAATTTTAGAAAAATGAGTAAGCTAAAAAAAATAGTTCCACGAGGACTTTGGGTGTTAATTTTACCAGCAGAAAAAGAATCTCATACTACTGAGCAAGGACTTTTGATACCAGAAAACGAAGAACAAGAACAAAAAGCTAAAGGTACCGTTCAATCAGTTGGTTCTGAAGTGAAAGATATTGAAAAAGGCGATGAGGTTATCTATGGAGCTTTCGCTGGTGAGAATATGAAACGGATTGAAGATGGTAACGAGATAGAATATAAAATTCTACTTGAAGAAGATATTATTGCATTTTTGAAATAATATGGTTAATAAACCTATTCGATACGGTACTAGATTTGGCTGTAAGTTTGGTCAGCCACATGATTTAAAACGTATTGGTGAAAATCCACAACAGATTTGGGAGCGTTGCATTATTTGCAATAAGACTTTTAGATGGAATAAAGGATATAAGGGTAGAGTAGAAAATGCTGAATATCTTAATGCACACGTCAGACAGTTCGCACAGGATTTTGGCTCTACTAAAAGAGTTTACATGAAGATTTATAAACCTAATAAAGTAATTATTAATTTATGAGTGAAAGAGTACAGATCGTTAAAAAAGATACATTTGATATTATCCAGTCAGCCGTTAATAAGGCTGTAGATTTAATTAAACCTACCTTTGGCCCGGCTGGTAATAAAGTTATTATTAGTAAGGTTACTCATGGCTATGTGCTTGATGACGGAGTACAGATTGCTAGGGATTTAGAGCTTTCAAATCCAGCAGAAAATGCTGTTTTAAAGGTAGTTCGTGAGACTGCTATTAAAACAAATGATCGTGTAGGAGATGGAACCACTGGCGCTTTGATTATTTTACAGGCGATTATAGAGGAGATTTCAAAATTATCATTTAGAGACGGCAGAAAAATAGAGAAAGAATTAAAAGCCGGGCTTGAAGAAGCTAAAGAACAGCTTTTAAAATCAGCAAATGAAATTGTAACTAAAGAAGATTTATTGAAGGTTGCATTAGTAAGTTTTGATGATGAAAAAATAGCTAAATTAATTGCTGACGCTTGGTACAATTTAGGAGTAGATGGTGTATTGACTATTGATAAATCAAACACCATGGATACTACAGTCGAGCTTACCGCTGGAATAAGTATTAATCGTGGCTATATTAGCCAATACATGATAACTAATCCACAGAAAATGGAAGCTTTAATTGAAAAACCGCACATTTTAATTACAGATTATAGGATAACTGAAGTCGGTGATATTATTGGTTTGATGAATAAGATGGTAGAGAAAAGAATCCTTAGTCTAGTAATTATTGCGGATAATGTAGAGCAGAACGCTTTAGCAACATTAATAGTTAATAAAAATAATGGTCAATTCAACAGTGTAGCTATTACACCTCCATTGGGTAGTGATAAATCTCTAGCCTTAGAAGATATTGCGTTAATGACTGGCGCTAAATTCTTTAGTGAGAAAAAGGGAGATAAACTAGCTGACGCAACTATTGAAGATTTAGGTAGAGCAGATAGGTTTATCTGTAGAAGTGAGGAATCTGTAATAGTCGGACCAAAAGGAAATAAAGGAACTATTATTAGAACAATAAATGATCTTAAAGAAGCACTTGTTGGAGAGACTAACAATAAATTAAAAGAGCAAATTAAAAACCGTATAGCTAAGTTTAGTAATAAAGTTGGAGTCATTAAAGTTGGCGCAGCTACTGAAAATGAAGGCAACTCTCTTAGATTTAAAGTAGAGGATGCAGTTAACGCTACTCATTCAGCTTTTAAAGGCGGTGTAGTAGGCGGAGCTGGAATTGCATTATTAAATCTTAAGACTTCTAGTAAGATATTAAACGAAGCTTTACAGGTACCATTTAGACAATTAAAAAACAATGTTGGTATTCACGATCATGCTCCATTGAAAGATGGTGAAGCTATAAATGTAGTAACCGGTGAGATTGGTCCTTGGCAGAAAGTTGGAGTAATGGACCCAGTAGATGTACTTATAGCTCAAATAGACAGTGCTGTATCAATCGCTTCACTATTAGTAACATCAAGCGGAATGATAGTTGAAAAACCTAAACATATAAAACAAGAACAATAAAAATATGTCTAACGACAAAAAGGATAAAGAAGAAAAAGAGGATGAAGTCGAGGAAGTAACTATTGGAATGGCTAGTATTGAAATTATTAGCCCGATAGCTGGTAAAGGACTAGATAGAGAATACTTGGCTAGACCAAACGTGATGGATGAAAAAAACTACTTAGAAATTGGGTTAGTAGTTTATGACGAAAAAGGCAAGTCAATGAACGAAATAAAAGTTAAAGTTGAAACTACAGACAAAGACCAGAATGTTAAACTAAAAGGAACCGGTAACATGACTAATATAGTTATTAATGGCATCCCGGTTAAAGTTTATTATTATCCTTTCCATTACGATTTCAGAACTATTGGAGATAATCCTATTAAATTTATTGCTGGGGCCTTAAGTAAGGAGATAATGCTCGAGGCCCCAGAAGATACAAGAGAGGAGTAATTATGGATATAAAAGAGCGCCTAATAGGTGAAATAAGACCGTACGGGAATAATGCTAAAAAGCATCCCGAAACGCAAATCAAATTGATTGCGGACTCAATAAAAGCTTTTGGTTTTAATCAGCCTATAGTGGTTGATACTGAAGATGTTATTATAGTTGGTCATGGCAGATACTTGGCGGCTCTTTCGCTGAAAATGGACAAAGTACCAGTTTTAAAGGTTAATATAGACGCAGACAAAGCGAGAGGTTATAGACTAGCTGACAACAAACTGAATGAATCAGGGTGGGATATGAAGCTAGTCGTTAGCGAATTAAAGGAGCTATCACTACCGGTACTAGATTTGACTGGCTTTTCTCGTGATCTAATCCTAGAGGATGATGAAAAGGATGATAAAATACCTGAAAATGTAGAGCCTAGATCAGAGCTTGGTGATATTTACGAACTAGGCAATCATCGGATAATGTGTGGTGATAGTACCAAAATAGAAGAGGTGGAAAAATTGATGAATGGTAAGAAGGCAGATTTAGTAGTGACTGATCCTCCATATAATACTGGCATGGAAGGAAAACCTAATGATGAGAAAGCCTGGCTTTCTCACATGTTTAACGATAACATTGAAAATTGGGAACAATTTATTAGTGATTTCCTTTCAAACTATATTTTAGTAACAAAAGGCCAGTGCGTATTTTATGTGTTTA